TTTTTCGATCAGCCGGCCGAGCTTGATCGAATTGAACTTGGTCAGCGCCGCGTCGGTCGGCTGCACCACGACCATGTCGCAGGGATCGCGGTCGATCGAGTGGCCGATCAGGCAGAGCAGCATGGTGGTGAAGGCGGTCTGCCCGGATTTCATCACCGCGATTTCGTTGTGCGGCGAATCCGGGCCGAGCAGATCGAGCGGCTCACTGATATGCGGCGTGCGCGTCAGGTCGATGCGCTCGCCGGCATATTCGCCGTCGGGAAGTACGACGTTTTCGGCCGCCCATGCCGAGGGCGCGATCGGCGGCGACGGCTTGATGTGGCGGGCGAGCGTGCCGAACACCACGGCCTTGGCCGAGCGCGCCACCAAGAGCTGCATCAGGCCGTCTCCTCGGCTAGCTCGACGGCGATCGGGCCGGCCGCCTCCTCGGCGAGCCCTTCGGCCTCGAATTTTTCCCAGATCTCGGCGATGCCGGCGCGCAGCTCGAAGGCGATGCTCTTGAGCAGCGCGCGCACGCCGATTTCACCGTCTTTCGCGGTGGCCGCCGCCACTTCGGCGGCGCGTAGCGGCAGGCGATCGAGCAATTGCACCAGGGCGTCGCCGGCGGCGCCGATCTGTTTGTTGATCTCGCCGATCGGCAGAAGCTGGCCGCGGCGTTCGAGCAGCTCGAAATTGCGCAGCTCGGTTTCGACCAAGAGCTTGCGACGCTGCGCCGAGGCCAGCGAATTGTCGTCGGCGCCGGCGGTTTCGGTCGGCGCCGGATCGTCGCGGAACAGCCGCGCCGTGGCTGCGGCCTGCTCCTTGACGCCGTCGACCGTCTCGCCCAGCGCGCGCTCGAATTCGACGAAGTTGACGAGCTTCTCGCCGCGCTCCCCGGCATAGGTCGAGAGTCTGCCCGCGCCGACGAGTTTCGTGACCTGGCGCGACACCAGCGCCTTGTCGCGCCCGCGCCGGCGCGCCAACGCCGAGACCGAGAGCAACAGCGCCGGATCGGGCCTGGCGTTGACCGCAGCCGTTGAGAGCGTTGACACCATTGACCCAGGATTGACAAGGTTTTGCTAGCGGAATTCCGGGCCGCTGCGGGGGCGCTTGGCTTTGGGGCGGGGAAGGACCCGCTAGGGCTTGGCCGCCCCGGAGAGAATGACGCTGATCTCGTGGTCGATGCGGGCCGGTAGTTCCGCATCCACGGTGCGCTCGAAGGCGGCTTTCGATTGATCTTTGATCATCTCGACCGGAATAGCCGGCCCCCACAGCCGGTGTAGCGGATAACGCGCCGGCGAGGTGCGCTCGTAGACGCCATTAAAGTGTGCGGTCCTGAGGAGAAAGGTATGCGGAAATACCTGGCGCTTGCCCCAAGGGGCGGCCGAGACCCCCTTGGCGGTCTGCCGGGGGGAGAACTCCTCCAGCCCCAGGTAAGGCCCGCGGGCTTCGATGGTGTAGACCAACCGGCCGACATTAGCGCCGATAGTGCGTAGCGCTTGCCGGATGCGGCCATATTTGATGCCGGTCTGTCTGACCAGCGCACGCGCCACCTGAGTGCGCGTCTTGTCGCCGGTGTGATTGAGCGCGCGCGACAGCGCCGGCTTGATGTCGGCGCCGAGCATGGCGAAAATCGCGGCCATGCGGTCGAAATTCTTGGTATCGACCGTGATTTCGAGTTGTGATGACCGGGCAACTTTACTCGACGTCGACTCAGCGCCGCTGTGAAACATTTAATCATCGCCGCCCGAGGCGCAAAACGCTCAAGCGCTGCTGCGCGGCGCGGGCCAGAGCGCCGGAGCGCAAATCCTCGCGCAGGGTGCGGCCGACGAATTCCGCTTCGCGGGTCACGGCGCGGATATCGCCGCGAGCGCCGGCAATGACCGCGCGCCGCAGCGCTTCGGTGCGTTCGCCACAACGACAGCCCATCAGCCCAACCCTCAAATGCAAAGCGCCCCGGATTTCCCGAGGCGCTGCAAGTGACACGAATCGCCACTGCCTGATTCCTGACTCAACCCCCCCCCCCCTGTCAAGACGCCCGCTTGGCCCGCTGCACAGCCTCGTGAAGGGTCGGGCTGAACGAATAATGGGCGCTATCGTCGAAACGATCGCGCTCGCGGCGTGGCCCCCGGCCCTCGGCCACCATATGAAATGCCGTCGCCATATCATCGAGGCTTTCGCGAAAACGTTGCAAATAGGCGTCGAGTATTTTTTCCTGCGCAGTCTTCGTCCCACCCAACAACCCATCCATGGCGACGACCTGCTTGACCGTGAACTTTTGTCCGAGCACGCGGCGAATCAAATTCTCGCTACGAATACCGAGGACACGCGATAATGCGCCGAGTTGTTTGATCGCATCGAGCCGCGACGCGGAGTCGGGGGGAGTGAAGCGGCCTCCATCGACGGCTTCATAAGTCGGGTCTTTGCCGCGCAAGGTGCCCACCTCGGCGGCTTCGTGCAAGCGCTGCCATTCGCGCGCCGCAGCAAGGCGAAGATTGCATTGTGCCGCGTCGCTGCCAAGTTGTCCGCGCCGCGCCATCTGTCCGACCGGATCGTCACGCAATGAAACCACGCGCAGCCGTTCCTTCGCGTTCGGATTAACCATGCGCAGCGGCGGTCCTTTGCCGACATGGACCAGTTCTTCGCCCTCGCTCGGATCGATGACGCGCTTGATGTCGATGTCGTCGCATTGGGAGACATCCGGCCGATTATTCGATGCCGCTGCGGCAAAAACCCGCGCGCGCGCCGCTTCGCGGGATCGCTTGTCGCGGGCCTGTCGCTTTTTTTCCTTTGCTTCCTGCGCCTGCCGTTTTCTGATCGCGCTTTCGAACTTCGCCTCGCTCATGATCCCCTCGCTGGCCGTCGAGCTTTCCTACATCGCTGCAATCCCCGTCGTGGCAAATTGCCACGACGGCAGCACAGCAAAGATTTCGGAATTTTTGCCCGACAGCCGAAAGAGAGGTTTTTTCCGGCAAAGGAGGAAGTTCTTCTACTTTTTAGACTTTGCGAGGGTTTGCGAGGGTTTAGCGAGGGTTTAGCGAGGGTTAGATAGAAGGTTTTCAGTAATGAAAACAAAACCTTGACGGAAATTTGCGAGGGTTGCGAGGGTTTTAGACCCCTATACACGTGAGTCGCCCCCTCGGCTTTGATCGCACCCGGCACCCCTCCCCCCCCCGACTCATGCGTATAGGCGCGCGAAAACCCTCGCAACCCTCGCAAACGCACGGCAAGCCGCTGATGCAACAACAGTTTTTGGAACGCGAGGGTTCGCGGCAACCCTCGCCAAACTCTCGCGACCCTCGGTGTCATGGTGGCCACACCTGCGGCAAAAATCGCCTAAAAATGCACGACATCATCGTCTCCCCCTTGACGCGGGCCTAGCGACTCGGCCGCAAAATTGCCGCGCGGCGGCGGCTCGTTATCGGCCGCGACCTGCGGCACGTCGTGCAGCCGCACGTCGAGGTAGGCGCGCTTGCGCGACTCGTCGTTCTTGGCGAAGCGCTTCTTCATGATGAGCCCGAAGCGGGTCTCGTAAATCGCGTTACGCGAATTGGCCTCGCAATGAGCCTTGTAGGCGAGATACATTTCGCGGGCGCCGACGCTCTCGCCCGGCGCCGGCGCGATGCAGTCGCGCACGAAGCGCGCCACCGGGTCCATTTCGTCGAAATAATCGCGCGTGGTCGCGCGCGTCGCGTCGGATACGAAAAGGCCGTTACGCAAATAATCGAGTGCGCCCTCGATCAACCAATTGAGAATGCCGGGCGCCTCGGCGAGCAGTTCGCCGAGCACGATGTCGAAGTCGCGCTCCTCCGATTCCGGGATCTTCACCGGCCACTCGACCACCAACAAACGCCGCTGCATGCCGCCATCGGAGCCGTCGAAGCGCGGATAATCGTTGCCGCTCATGTGCGTCTTGGCGCAGGGGGTGAACTCGTAGAAGCTTTTGTAGAGGGTGCGGATCGGCCAGCGCTCGCCGCCGGTGAGCTTTTTGATCAGGTCGGCCTTCAGCGTGGCGCCGGACGGCAGTTCGAGAATTCGCAGCATGCGCTTGCCGAACACACGTTCCAGATCGGGCCGCGGGCCGCCGGCGTTGCCTTCGGCGCCGCCGATCAGGGATTCGGTCGGCAGTCCGACCGCGAAACTGTCTCCCAGCACGCGGGTCAGCGTTTCCAGAAAAACGCTCTTGAAATTGCCGCCGGTGCCGTAGTGGAACATGACGCGCTGGATCGGCTTGCCGAGCAAGCCTAAGCCGCTGAACTGTTGCACGGTGCGGCGCTGCGCCGGGTCGGGTTGGAAGCGGGCAAGATTGGCGCACCATTTCGGGCACAGCGCCTGCGGATCGTAGGCCAGCGGCACCATCGCCGTGATCATGTCCTCGCGGCGATGCGCTGCCACGGCTTCGATCGTCCACGCGAGCCGGGCGGCGTCGGGATCAGGGCATTCCGGATCGGGCGCCTCGAGGAAGCGAAGCGTATGCGTCCGCGTCGCGACTTTGAGCGGGTCGGGATTGAAGTCGTCGGGCGAGACCCGCAAATGCGGGCCCGCGCAATCCTGCATCGCCGCCATACGCGCCCGCATTTTGGTGGCCAGGCCATGCTTGCGGCGCGCGCGGCGCCGCGCTTGCACCGCGGCGCGCGCCGCCTGGCCCTCCTTGACGCGGATCAAAAGCTCGGCGAGCCGCGCCTTATAGGCCGTCTCGGCGCCGGCGCCGTCGCCCGGCCCAGCGGCCTTCAATTCCTTGAGTTCGAGGCCGGCGCTCTGGCCGTCGGCGATGACCTCGGTCTCGGCGTCGGTGGCGCGGATGAAACGAGCCTCATCCATGATGATCTCGCCGACCTGTTGCGCCATGATGGCGATCCCAGCCGCGCCGGAATCGATGTCCCAATGGGTGCCGCGCCAGTGCAGCCAGGCGCCGGCGGCGACGCCGGACTCCATCCGCACCAGAAGGTCTTGCCCGAAATAAGCGATCAGCCGCTTACCGTTATCCGTATCGCTATGATCGAGCCGGGCGCAGTCCTCGATCGCTTCTTCGCGGGCGTTCTTGCGTTCCGCTTCTTGTTGTTCCGCGAGGGTTGCGGCCGATTCATTTCCCACAGGGGGGGCGGGGGGCGGCAAAGAGGACAAAACAGCAAAAGAATCGGGATGGTCGGGAGCGGCAGCGGGCTCGGGCAATTGCGGCGCGAGGGTCTGTCCACTCTCACCCTCCCCAAAAGAAGTGGACGAAGGATTGGAGCGGCGCTTGCGCGCCGCACTTTTTTTGTCGGATTTTTCGTCGCGCGGGATCTCCGGGGGCACGACCGGCCCCGCGGCATCGATGATAGCGACGATTGATTCCCAGCCCACTGAAGTCCTGCTAGCGTTTTTGTTATTTCAGCCTCTGCGGCGGCATTCCGGGCAGCGCGGCGGTTCAGGCGCCAAACAACAACACGTATCATCGCCGCACGTGCACGTATCCTCGAGCGCGCCAGCGCCGCGCACCGCGTTCCAGCGCCGCGAGCGCTTCATCGATAGAGCCGAAGAGATCGGCCACATGGCGCGAATGATATAAACCCAAACGAAACAGCCTCTCACGTGCCGTTCTCGGCAGGTATCCGCTCATCCCCCCCTCCTGATCTCGTCATTGAAATCCATCCCCTCCGGCGCCCAGGCGAGCCGCACGGTGCGGCCGGGCCGCGCCAGCCGCGCGGCGCCGCGCGCCAGCGCGCAATGCGTGGTGAAGCGGTCGCTGTCGCCGTCGCCGAGCAGCACCACGTCGGTGACGCTGTCGGGCACTGTGATGCCCGGCGCCGCGAGATCGGGCACCGGCCCCGGCACTTTACGTCGCCGGCCGGCGGCATCCTTCAGCGTCGGGTGCGTCACGCTTGCCGCCGCACGGCCACCGACATTGCCGAGATCGACTGCGGCCCAGAACAGCAGGTTGACAAGGCTCAACTCGTCGCTGTTGCGGCGCCGATCCAACGTGAGCGCGTACCACACCGACAACACGGTCTCGATGCCTTCGCCGAGCAACAGCGTATGCGGCCGGCCGCTGTTGCCGGCGAGCCGGATGACATTGCCGGCCTTGGAGCCGCGCACTTTTTTCGATGGCAACAGCTCGCCGGTATCGGGATTACGGATCTCCGCCTTGTGGCCGGGCCGCGCGATGTCGATCCAGGTGACGTGGACGGCGCGGATGGCCCCCTCCCGTCCCTCCCCCGCAAGCGGGGGATGGTCAAGGAGGGGGGCGACGATCGGCGCCAGCAGCGCCGGGCCGCGATAGATCGCGCGCGGCGCCTTGCGGCCGATCTCGTTTTCCTCGCTGCCGTCGAAGTAGGCCACGCTCCGGCCGTAGCGCGGCGGCAGTTCGGGCGGCAGTTCGGCGATGCCGCGGCCGCGCAGATATTCCTCGGCATAGCTGCCCTCGAGCGCTTCGCCGCGCTGCCAGATGTCGAGCGCCGCCTGGCGCTCGCGCTCGCGATAGAGATTTTCGTCGCGCACCGCCTGGTCGCGCCGCGCCGCGCGGTCGGCCGCGAGCTGCTTGGCCTTGGCGGCGTCCGGCTCGGCGGCGCCGCCGAGCAATTCGACGACGCGGGGAAAATCGGCCGCCGGATCGAGGCCGTTGCGCAGCGCCACCAACCGGATGACGTCGCCGCCGTCGGCGCAGGTGGCGCACACCCAGCCCTCGGCATTGCATTCGAACGATGTGGAATCGCGCGCCCCAGGGTCGGGCGAGTGCAACGGGCACGGCCCGCGCAGTCCGAGCTTGCCGCCACGCCGCAGCCTCACCCATTGCCCGGCGACCTGGTCGCAGGGATGGCGGCTTTTCAGTTCCTCGATGGCGGCGGCGGAGATCATGCAGACGACGCTTCGTTGGTTACTTCGTCGGAAGCCGGGCCGAACGGCTTAAGCGCCAAATCGAGCGCGGCCCTGTCCTCGTCGGCGCGCCCTAAAATCTCCGGCAGAGACGTGCGGCCGGCGCAAAAGTCCGCGTTCTGGGCGCGAAGAATGCGCGCAACGGTAAGCAATAGTTTCAGCTGTTCTTTCGTCATCGCTCGTCCTTCCCGATGGCAGTGATACTCATGCGCGTCAGCACTTCGGCCTCTCAGAGTTCGAATGCGCGCTCGAGCACTTCGATGAGCAAAAGCACTTCGGGCTCGCAGCGCGCGAATTCGCGCTCGAGCAGTTCGATGAGCAAATCGCGCTGAGGGAGATAAAGAGGCGCCAGCACCTGACCGGCCGGGCGTTCCCGCAAGCTGCCGAGATCGCGCGCGAGATCGAGGCAATTGATGGCGCGAGCCCAGTCGCTGGACCCTTCTAACATGGTATTCATCCCAGCCTCTCCCCTCCGCCGACCATACTTCGCCGGACAAAATGCCGGTTCGCGATGACGCGAAGCGAATTTGCGAAACCGGCGATGTAGCCCCATCGACGCGGATCGTCGTCATGGAATCCCGCCAGCGGATACTCCGCCATCAACAACTTTTTGATGATCACACTTTGGTCGAGCGCCAGCGAACTCAGTTCCTCGACCATTTTTTCCAGATAAGCCACGCGCCGCTCGAGATTACCGCTCATTCCCACTTCTCCCCCTTGCCCCGTTCCTTCGCCTTGACGATCAGCGTCTGCATGGCGCGCAGCTCGCAGGCGCGCTTGAGCATCGCCTGGTTGCGGAATTTGTTGATCGGCTCCGGCCCGGCGGTGAGCGCGCGCTGCGATTGTTCGAGCCGCTCGGCTTCGCCGGTGCAGGCATCGATGAGGCGCGCATAGGTCAAGGGCTCGCAGGGCGGCGCGGTGTCGCCGTCATCCCAGGCCAAGGCGCAGCGCTGGCATTCCCAGCCGCCCGCGGCGAGGATGGCTGCGCAATCGGCGGCTTTTGCGGCGGCCATTTGTCCACCGCTTGTTCGTGCAGTCATGGCCGCGCCCTCGCCGCCCGCGTCGCGCGGCGCGCCGGCTCGACCACGACGGTGAGCCGCACTTCGTCGAGCGTGAGCCCGAATTCGCGCAGCATGGTGTAGGTCTCGTCGGCCACAATCTCGCGCGCCTTCTCGATCGAGGCCGCCGGCTGATTGATCTTGCGGCGATTGGCATCGAAATAAAACGACCACAGCGCGCGCCGGCCGGCCGCCCCCGGCGGCTCAACCGCGCCGATCGCGCGGTCGCCGAGAAATGCCAGCTGGCGCCCGCAAAAGCCGCTGTCGCGGAAGAACAGCGTGAGGTTCATGGGCCAGACCCCTCGTCGCCGAGATGAATGATTCCGCGCTGCGCCGGCGGCACCTCGCCCTGGTCTTCGCAGGAGTCTTGGCGAGACGGCGGGGACGCGGTTTTCTCGAACCACTCCATGCCCAGCAGCGCGGCGCGCTGCAGGCAGAGCTTGAACCAGCCGCCGGCGAGCGGATCGACCATCTCGGCGATCCGCATGGCCGCGACCGCGCGGTGCCGCTGCTCGATATTGACGACCTCGCTCATGATGTCGACCCCGCATCGCGAAAGGCCGCCGCGCGCGCTTCGACGGCGCCGGCCGGCATGCCGTTCCATTGCCGTCCGTCGAGCAAGCGCCCGGCGGCTTTCTTGCCGACGCGATAGAGATCGGGCTCATCCGCGCGCTCGCCGGGGGCCCATTCGCCCCATTGTTTGAAAAAGAACTTCACATCGGCGTCGATGGATTGATCGCGGAGGTTGCGCACCCATTGCGGGTGCATCGGCCGCGCATCCGCGCCGCTCTCGCCGCCGACGATGATCCAATCGAGATTCGGGCCGGTACTGCTCGATAGTGCGTTTGTCCCGCAGCCCAGGGGATGAAAAATGACCGGACCCAATAATGGCTCGGCCGAGACGAAACGAACCGCCGCCGGTGTCCGCAACAGCAGCGGAACACGCTCGTCCGCTTCCTGCTGGCGCTCGCAAGAAACGCCGAGCCAGACGTTCGGGAGCGGTCGACCGCCAATATCGGTCAAATCAAGCCAATCCGCCGCGTCCTGGATCAATTCTTCGGGCAGCCATGGCGCCTCGATATCCGCAAGGCGGAGAGAACAGCGCCCGAAGGCGGTCTTGCGTCCGTCGAAATATTGATGCATCCGCGCCGCGCGTTTCGTCAGCACCTGGAACGTGTGCTGCGGGCACAGCGCCATGACCGCAAAGATGCAGTCGATCCACTCGTCCGGAATCGACTCGTGAAACAGATCGCCCATCGAATTGACGAAGATCGTGCTGGGCTTTTTCCACCCCAGCGGCTTGAGAAAAAGCTTATCCGGCGCGCGCGCAACCTTTCCGGTCCAGACCGGACCGCATTTCGTCGATCGCGTGGTGCCATCGTAATGGTTAACGTAGTTCGAATTGCTGCCGCCGGTCACGTTCATCTTCTGCAAGCGCTGCGCCATGCGCATCGCGTAGCAATTGGTGCAGCCGGGCGAAACGATCGAACAGCCGACGACCGGATTCCAGGTGCGCTCGGTCCATTCGATCGGAGATTTAGCGCTCATGCGCTCGACCCTCCTTGTTCGGACGGCGTCTTGGTCGAGACCAGTTCGGCCGCCGGCGGTGCGGCGCGATAGTCGGCGGCGGCGACATCGGCCTTGAAATCCGCGCGAGCCAGCCCGAAGCCATCGGCGGGAGCATCGAGACGACCAGCCGCGCGCGCCGCCTTGTCGCGCGCCTCGTCCGCGGCCAGCCGATCGAGCACCGCGCCGACCAGGCCCCTGGCGGCGCCGTTCATCCAACGCGCCAGCGGCGCCTGGCGGATGGTCTCGATGGAGCAGCCGTGCTGCAGCAACAGCGACAACAGCACGGCGTCGTCCACCGCGCGGGCGGCGAGCGAGCTGTCGCCCTTGGCGCAATCGAGGAAAATCTCGCCGAGCCGGCCATCGCCGTAGCGGCCGAGGCCGACCGTATAGGTCACGTCCTCGTGCTTGACCTCGAATACTTCGTGCGAGCGGCGGCTGTGCAGGCGCGAGCGGGCGGCGGTCATGCGGCGGCCTCCGAAGCCAGGGGGGCGACAGCGCGGCGCGGAGCCGCATCGGTCCCGACCTTGATCCCGGCCTCGGGCGCCGGCATCTGGTCGCCATGGCCGTCCCAATTCGGCCCGCGATGCGCGGTCTCGAACAGCGAGGCGTAGCGCGGCGCCGCGACCAGGCGCTCGAAATCGTCGTAGAATTTCTGCGGCTTGAGCGAATGGCGGCGCTTGTCGGATGCGGCGTGGAACAGCGTGGTCAGATTATCGACCACCAATGGCGGCTGGCCGCGCCGAGCGATCACGCAATGCTCGGTCTGGCCGCGGAAGGTCTGGCCGCGGCCCATGCGATCCTTGGCCCAGGTGCGGATGGTGACGCCGGTCGCGCCGAGCGCTTCGAGGATCGGCACCTGATGGCCGAGCACCAGATGGTAATTGGTGATCCACAGCCCGATCAGGCAATCGGCATGCAGGATCGGCGCGATGCGGTCGCGCGCATAAGCCGTCATGTCCTTGAGCGACATGGTCGGATAGGGATAGTAGCCGCGGGCGGCCCGCTCCGGATCGTCGTTGTCGGGCTCCGCCGCCCACGGAAAATCGATCACGACGCCGCGATAGGGCCCGTTGCCCGGCAACGGCGGCGGCTCGTTCCTGATCGCTTCGGCCGCCAGCATCACCTTGAGCCGCTTGAACGGCCCGTCGACGCGGCCGGAGCGGTCCATGTCGGTTTTCAGCCGGCCGAATTTTTCCGGCGCGCGCTCGGCCGCTTCGACCACCGCTTCCGCCTTCTCCAGGGTGCGGCGGGATTTGCCGGTAAAGGCCGCGGCGCGGTCGCCGGATTTGCCGGCGCCGGAGAAGTGCTCGGCAGCGTTTTTGCCGCCGCGCGGCTTGAACCCCAATTGCCGGGCCCGCGCCGCGGGTGCGAGCTTCGCCTCGATCGCCTGCTTGATGGCGACCGCCTCGGATAGCTTGAAATCCTTGCGCAGCGCGGGATCGTTCTCGGCCCATTCGCCGGACACCAGATCCTTGAGCGGCACGACGTGGACCGGGATTGCCTGGTCGCGGAAGATCGAAAGCTGCCAGGCCGCGAGCCGCCGCTCGCCGGCGATCAGATTGAGATCGCGGTCGACCACGACCGGCTGCAGCAGCCCGCGCTCGTCGATGTCGCGCGCCAGCGCGGCGACGTCGCCCAGGTCCTTGCGATGACGCGCGCCGACCTTGATCTCGGCCACCGCGAACGAAGTCTGCATCACCTCGGCGACCGAAGGCTTGTCGGAATGCCAATCGGAGGCGCGCGGCCCGGCGGCCGGCGGCTGTGCGAGCGCGGCGCGAAATTGGTTTTGCCGGTGCCGCACCGGCGCGGCTTTCGCCTTGGCTGTCACCTTCGCTTTGGCTTCGGCGTGTGCGGCGACCTTGCCCGGCTTGCGGCGTTTCATTGCCGCGCCTCGGCTTGGGCGGCCGCGACGAAGCATGGCCCGGCTGGCGTGAGCTGGAATTTATATGGCAGCGCGTCCGTCCAACGAGCAAATTCGACCATGACGGCGATCTCGTCGCCGCCGTCGAAATATTGTTCCGCCGCGTCGCGCAGGTTCGCCGCCAGATCGTCCAGCGTCTCGGCAAGCGTGTCCTGGTCGCCTTCGGCCCGACACCAATTGAAACCGCCCGGCAGCGGCTGTTGGGAGTGCCATTGGTCGCCGCAATGTTGCGGGCGGCGCCGGAACCTGACCACAGCCGCGCCGAGATCGTCGCAGCACACAAAATTGACGATGTCGCCTTCGCTGATCGCGCGGCGAAACAGTGCGCGGCTTCGACCGGCAGTGACGCCGTCGACATCGGCAGGATAATCGAGGCGGAAGCCGCCGGCGCTTTCGGCGACGATGAAATCGTCGACCGAGTCGAGACCCGGCGGCATCATCTCGTCGCAGACCTGCTCCGGCCACCACTTACGGCTTATTTGCTCGCTCATGAGCCACCCTCCCCGCTCGCCGCCGCCAGCGCCGCGGCGGCGTCCTGGCGCACTTTCGGCAACAACAATCCGACCAGGCTGTCCCAATCGGCCGCCTGCTTCTCGTTCCAGCGCCGGCAGTCGAGCGCGCGGTCGAGCGCCTGGATCAGCAGCGGCGCGAAATTGTTGAGCTGCCGGCGCATCGCGGCGCTGTCCGCCAGCGCCGCGGCGAGCTGGCGCGCCAGCGCCTCGCAGCGGCCGCGCCGTTCGCTCGAATCGGTCGCGAGCGGCTTGCCGAGCACCTCCTCGGCGAGGCCGGTGATATCGAGCAGAAGCTTCACGGCAGCGAGCGCGTCAGACAAAGCCGGCCTCCCGCAGTTCGAGCGCCAGCCGGTAGAAACGGGCCAGCGCGGCGTCGCGCCCGCACTCGCGCGCGAACAACAAAGTGAGGGTGCCGAGCACCGCCATCGCCCAGGACGGGCCGTCGAGAAACGCGATCGCTGCCAAGCCGGCCATGCAGAACGCGGCCTCGATGACGGCAGAGCCGGCGGCGGCGCCGGCTTGAATCCGCAGCGTGACAGCGCCCATCGCGGCAGCGACATCGAGTGCGGCGAACCAGTCGGTCATGGCGCCGTCCTCGGCGGGAAAGGCGCGCGTGAGGCAGCTCATGACGCGCTCCGCGTGACCGAGAGCAGATAGACGCCGCCGGCGATAGCGAGCGCCAGCGGCGCGGCGCCCGACAGCGCATAGGCATGCAGCGCGTCGAGCCAGGCGCCGGAGAGATGATCGAGCACAGCGAGCGCCGCCGTCATGATTTTTGCTCCAGCTTCTGGCGCCGCCTGTATGCGGCGGCGGCCTGTCCCTGCGCCAACAGCCCGAGCTGCACCGCCGGGCCGAGCGCGACGAAGCAATGCGGCGCGACCTCGATCATGGTCGCGGCGTCGGTCGAGCGGATATAGATGCGGGGCGCGGTCATGGCAGCAGCTCCGGGGTGATGCGGATTCGGGCGAAGTGCCGCGCCACGGCGCCGACGATCAGGCCGGTGACGACGGCGCCGAGCATGACCAAGAGCGCGATCAGAAACTCGGCGGCGGGCGATAGCTCGGTCAGGCTGCAGCGCATGGCGACGGCTCGGCGTTCGTTCGAGTTCAGGCGGAACGCAAGGCACGCGACGAACAAAGAGCGAAGAGCGAAACGCTCGGAAAACCCGGCTAGACTTGGCCGCTCGACAACCAAAGGGGGGATGCCATGAACGACGCCGACACTCTGGCGCAGATGCAGGCCGGCACGATCGCGGCGCTCGCCGCTTTTGCCGAAGCTTTGGTAAAAAATCTCGTCATCGATCCAGGCTCCTTGCTGCAATCGCTCGAGGCCGTTTCCGGCCGGACGATGCAGAGCCGCCTCGGCCCGATCGGCCAAGCGACATTGGACGGCCTGATTGCATCGGTGCGGCGGCTTTCCGTATCGCCGCGCGGCAATCCCGGAGCAGGCCATTGATCCATTTCTTGCTTATCCGGTTTAGACACACAGCCCTAGATGTTGTGGTCATGGATTCAATCCTCCGGGCTCTCAAGCGTTGCGCATTTCTCGGCCGCTCGAATGGCGGCGCGAGCAAACCGCTCGCATAGGCAAGGCTCGCCTTTGTCACCGGCAGGGCACATACCGCCGTCCAGTTCGCAGCCGTGTTCCTTGGCTATGGCTTGGGTCGCCATTTCGAGTTGAGCGCGGGTCATCAGAGGATCATGCGCAACGGGATTGCCTCGACGGTCGGACGCGGGTCTGCTTGCCGTTTCAGATCGCGCTCAAACTCGGCCGTCAATTCGTCAATATCGGGATCGGACTTTGGAATTTCCGGCGCAATTCGCGTGATAAAGCACTGCACCGGAATGCCGCCATCGGTCTCGCCCTGCCAAACGCGCGCTGGCACATCCTTGCCGCCGACAACGAGGGTAATGATTTTGCTGGTACTCTCGATTCTGATCTTCATTTTCGGCCTCTACATCTAGTGGGTATCAGTGTTTGTGTGTGGCAACCGGATAAGCATGATCCATTTGGCGTCGAACATCGGCCGATTTTCTGATCGAGGCATCATGGTAAACTCCGGCGAAGCCGAATTAGGACGGAGCTGAACATGATCAAACGCATCACTGCACCGTTCCGCGATGTCGCGGTCGGGACGCGACGGTGAGGGGGATGAAAGAGTTCATTCACGCGCCCCGCCCGGCTGCCCGTGCAGCACGATCAGATGCTCGAGCAATCGCCGTTCTTCGGCGATGAGAGCATTGGTCATTTTCGCCATGGTCGACATCCGGGTGTCGTGAGCACCAGCGAGCGCGCGGTGTGCGGTCGACGGCGCCATTTCGGCGAGCCGGCCCAACAGTTCGGCTGGTAGCCGGATTGCGGCGGCGCGGGCCTTGATTTCTTCGGCGTGAAGGCTATTGACTTGCATAATTGCAAGCTAAAATCTGACTCGCGCAAGTTAGTCAAGTGCAATGTTACAAGATGTAGTGCTGTGTCCACAATTGCATACTGCGGCTGGCATGAATGCGCGCCGCGCCACGCAATTGGTCCCGCCGGCCGAGACGCCGGCGCTGTCGCCCTACGCGATTTTCCTGCAAGAAATCATCGCCAAGACCGGCAAGAGGGCCTCCGCAATCGCCAAGGAGTTGCATCTGCCGGAATCGACCTTGACCCGGCATTTACCAAAACCCGACGGCACAGCTAAGCCGCGCACTCCGCGCACCATGCACGCCGAAACAATTGCTAAGCTCGAGCAATTCTCGGGAATCGTGGCGCCATCCGCCCTGACCCGGGGTGGGGGAAATGCCGAAATGCTCGATCGCCGCGAGATTGCGCGCGTCGCGTCCGACGCCATCAAATTGAACACCGGAGCCAATGACGACATCGACCTGGCCGGCGGCCTCCGCGCCTTGGTCGGCAACCGGCTGCACGCCGAGGCCTGGGAGCTGCGCAGCGCCTCGCTCGAATGCGTGGGTTATCTGCCCGGCGATTTGCTGATCGTCGACCGCAACGCGGTAGCGCGCGACGGCGACGTGGTCTGCGTCAACTATTGTCCATGGGGCCGCGCCGGCCACGCCGAGACTTTGATGCGGATCTATCGCGATGCCGGCGGTATGCGCTTCGTCATCGGCGCTACCTTCGATCCGGCCTTGCAAGATCCACTGCCGATCGACAATGACCGCGCCGTCGTCATGGGCGTCGTCACCCACAGCGTGCGGATCGCGCGGCGCCGGCGTTAGTCGCCTTCGTGCAAGGCCGCGCGGCTTGCACACGCAAGACATACTTGCATATGTGCACGGAACAGGCTAATAAGCGCATCGGAGATTTCCGATGCGATCAGCATTCCTACAAACACTCGTTGAGCAGCCTATCCGAGCGCCGTCACGACCAGACTGCCACCGCGGCCATGATCGCGATCCAGACCAGCAAACAGAACGATCCCAATTTTTCACTCTTGGGCGAATCCTTCGAAAGCGGAGGGCTTTTGAGAAAGAGCAACCCAAGGAATACTGTCATTGCGAACATGCTTATCCGGTTGCGTCCCACGCATACCTCCCGTCGTACCTATGCGATATATCCGGTTGTCTCCCACAACGGCCTGTGCCATATTAGGGGTATAGGCAGATAGGAGACGGCCATGACGAAGCTCTACGAAGTCCAGAAAATGACCTTCGATGCAGCCCGCCCGTATGCAGTGGTTGCCACGTTCCGCAGCTTTAACCGGGTCATTGCCCGGTACGAAGATGAAGCCGCTGCGAAGCGCCGGGCGCGCGACCTTAACCGGCGGGAGGGCTGAGCCATGCGGACCTTCCGCCGCGTTCCCAAGCGCCTGCCGAGCGAACCGGCCTTGATCCGGGAGTGTCGTGGGGGCTACGCGATTTGGACCGGCCGCAACTGGCACGGTTCCGTCGATAAGGTTTACCACGGGTGGGCGATCACGACGCCCATGTGTCCGGTCGAGGTTCTGAGCACCTTTGAAGGCGCAATGGCTGAGGCCGAAAGCCGCGCCCTTCGCGCTGAGGGCAAGTAAGCTATGCGACCGCACCCCAATTTCAGGCCGCGCCGCGAGCATCGCACGGCGCGGCATGTCGGGCGACTTCGTCGGCGGCTCGCCAAGGCGATTGTGCAAGCCTTCGCTAACGAGGGTGTCACCGTTCGCTGTGATCCTGCCAATCTGTTGCCCGCTCAAGGCGCGTGGCGAACCGACGTGCGCTTGGATGTAATGCGGTGGGAAGGCTCGATAGAGGTTCTTATGGGCGCGTGCATGATCCGCCAGTCCATCGAGTCTTGGGACAAAATGTCGTATTGCATCAAGGGCTTCACCATCTGGCGCGACCGAACCGGCTTTGAGGTTGGCGCGACCGAATCCGGATGCTCGATCACCGAACGCTACGTTTACGAGGCTTAAGCCATGTCCATCCCCGACGTTCACAAATGGGAAAACCTGCCCTTCCCCAAATCCTTGCCACAATTTCAAAAGCTGTTCCCGAACGATGACGCCTGCGCCCGCTATCTCGAAGGCGCAAAGTGGCCCAAGGGCTTCGAGTGCCCGCATTGTTTCGAGAAAGGCGAGCCGTTCCGCTTTGACGCCAGGCCGGGCGTGCTGCGCTGCCGAAAGTGTCGCAAAGACATTTCGCTGACGGCCGGTAGCGTCATGGAGCGCACACATTCGCCGCTGACAACGTGGTTTTGGGGCGCTTACCTCGTATCGACTTCGACTCCGGGCATTTCGGCCGTTCAATTTCAGCGTCAACTTGGCCTGACAAGATACGAGACGGCCTTTCAAATTCTGCACAAACTCCGCGCCGGGATGGTGCGGCCTGACCGTGATCCTATTGGTGGCAACATCGCCCGTGGCGATCACGTCGAGGTTGACGAATGCTACATCAGTGGCGAGACACGCGGGAAGGGCAAGGGCGTTCACGCGGACGAAAAGACGCTGGTCATTGCCGCCGTCGAGGTTCGCCAGCGGGCCGCTAAGAAGGGCGACAAGCCCACGCGGCGCGGCAGTCGGTACGCTGGCCATCTGCGGATCGAGGTTGTCCCGGATCGCACTGAGAAGGCCCTGTGCGGCTTTGTAGAGGCCGCTGTTGCCCTTGGCGCGGTAGTCATTACCGATGCCGCCCCGGCTTACAACTCGCTGGAAAAGCGCGGCTATGCACACCTGCCCGTGGTCGAGGGCGGCAATCCGCAGGTCGCGGAGGAATACCTGCCAATCGTCCACTTGGTTTTCAGTAACTTGAAGGCTTGGCTTAAAGGCACACATCACGGCCGCGTCGAGCCGAAGCATCTGCAAACCTACCTCAACGAATTTGCCTTCCGCTTCAATCGCCGGTTCTATCCGTTCAACGGTTTCCGCTCGTTGCTCGGCATCGGCGCGAACGGCGAAGCGCCAACCTATGACGGGCTCTACAGCGGGAAGTGGCATCATCAAAAGGTCAGCCATGATGACAAGGTTTAGTGGTCATGGGAGAAAACCGGATAAGCATGATTGCGAAAGCGACAGGGTGAGTGACCATGGGCGATTACTTCTCCTCCGGGCACGCCTTCAATACCTCGGGCAACGCCCGCGCCGCCGCGCCGGCTTTGAACACGCTGTCGGATTCCGCGCCATTGGGCATCGTCACCCGGAAGGCATATTCGCGCGCCGTCAAAAGCTCGCGCCTCATGTCCGGCGTCGCGACCACTTCGATAATGGCTTTATTGATCGGAGCGCCGGTGGTCTCCACGATCGGGTTGGCATCGGCGCGAAATTTGATCGCGACCGTATCGTCCGCCTCAAAGCCGCCGGCCGGCGCGCTGATCGCGAGCGAAAAGTTTTTTTGAATACAGCGCACCGCCAGGAGCGTGCTGCCCTGCGCCGTGATCGCGATCACGGTTTTGCCGTCAGAAAATCGATCGTCGTCGACCCTCAGCAGCCAATTGCCGATGACGCGATTTTCTTCGCCAAAAGCGATGCCCGTCAGCGCCGCGAGCGCGGCGCAAGCCAAAACGAATTTGCGCATTTTTATCTCCCCTGTCGGCGCGAAGCTTACCGCTGCGGCGCGCCGCCCACAACCGTGAGGAAGATGGCGGGATGAGCACGCAGACCGCAACCGACGCGCCGCGTCTTGCACTTGACAACACGGAACCCGCCATGCCCGCAGCGCCCCTCCCAGTCGCACCGGAGCCTCGTTCTACCTTCGAGGCCATTCGCAACCTCGGCAGGCTGCGCCAGGCCCTCGATAATTGCCGTCATGTGGACATCGCGATCGATTGCGGCCCCGGTGCCGAATTCTTCCATCTCCAATTTCCGAAAGCTGCGGTCCGCGCCGCGCTCGAGTGCTACGGCGACGAAGCGCCGATCTGCGCGACGTTCTACGTCACCGGAGGCCTCGCCGGCCGGCTCTTTATCGAAGCGTGGCGCCCGTGAGCCCCGACGCATTGGCCGCTGCCGGCACGCCGCAGCGGGCGGAGACTTTCCACCGCGTCGATCGCATCGGCCAAGGCAGCCTGTTCGCCGTGGTCGAAATCGAGCGCTGGCGCCGCCCCAACGGCCGCATCGCCCGCGAATACCGCACCGTGCGCGACCTCGCGCATAGCGCACCTCTGGCGCGGGCACTGCGCGACCGCCGCGACGCCGCGGCGCGGCTCGCCGCACTGGCCGACGATCTGGCCGAGGAAGCAGCGCCATGACCGAACTGCTCTCGATCGCCGAAGTGCTCGCCGCGCTGCCGGTGAAGAAGACCCGGCGCTGGCTGGTCGCGTTTTTGCACGCCAACCCATGCGACCCGGCCGGGCGGCCCTTGTATCGCCGCGCCGGCCGCGACATGCTGGTCTATTACCAGCGCTTCCTCGAGGCGCTCCCTGGACCCGGGTCCCCGCCATGCCGCTCAAAATCGTCGAAGCCCGCAACAAAAAAACCAAGAACCTCTATATCCGCGGCAGCTACCTCGGCGTCGCAGTGGACAAGACTAGCGGCACTGCTCGACGATCCGTCGCTATCGCCGTCGTCAAGCGCATCGAGCGCGCCATCGAGCGCGGCGAATATCCGCCGCGGCAGGCTGCGGCTGGTGAGCAACCAAGCTTCCGCGCCGCGGCGCTAGGCTATATCGAGGCCGGCCGGAGCCGGCGCTACGTCGCGGCACTGGTCAAATATTTCGGCGACACGCCGCTCGCCGAGATCGACCAGGCGGCGATCGACAGGGCGGCCATGACACTCAAGCCCGACGTGAGCAACGCCACCCGCAACGCCGCGATCTATACCCCGCTGTCGGCCATCCTGCATCACGCCGGCATCGCCATGACGATCGCCCGGCCGCCCGGCGCCAAGGGTCGCGTCATCAACGACTGGCTGGTGCCGTCCGACGCCTTCGGCATCATCGCCGCCGCCGAGAGTTTCGACCCGGAATTCGCGACCTTGCTGGCCTTCCTGGTCTATACCGGCCCGCGCATCGCCGCCGCACTGGATCTCCAGCGCGAGGATGTCCACCTCGACGACGGCACCGCCTGGGCCCGCCCGCAAAAGGGCCAGCCGCACATGGAAGTGCGGCTCTGCGAAGAGCTGTGCACACGGCTGGCCGCGCATTTGGCCAGCCATGACCGTAGGCGCGTGTTTCGCTTCCGCTACGGCGGACACCTGAAACATCTTTTGACGCGCGCCAAGCTCTCCTATCTCGGCCTCGACTGCCCCGGGCGGCGGCCGGACAAGTGGCGCGAGCCGCCCAACCGGCTGTCCTGGGTGACCTTCCACATTTTCCGCCACACCTGGGCGACCTGGATGCGCCGCTACGGCAAGGTCGACGTCAAGGGCCTGGTTGCTACCGGCAACTGGCGCGACGAGCGCAGCGCCGCGCGCTACGCCCATGCCGACGCGCGCGAGGAGTGGAGCAAGGTGGAGCGCTTGCCGACGATGAAGAGAGGAGGGCTATGA